AGTGAGCAGGGCCGCCACATCGGCGTCGACGTGGCGCGCATGGGCTCGGATGAGGTGATCGCTGTGCTGACCATCGACGGGGTGATGGCTGCCCGCCACGCGTGGAGCAAGACGAAGCTGATGAAGACCGCGGAGATCATCGTGGCTCTGTCGGCTGAGTGGGGCGCGGGCAAGGGCGATCCTGTGCCGGCGGAGAACATCCACGTGGACGCGACGGGTCTTGGGTCTGGGGTGACAGACCGGCTCGAGCAGGTCGGGCTATGGTGTGACGCTGTGGACTTCGGGGCGGGCGCCGAGGAAGACTGGCCGGAACTCTTCGGTGAGATCCACCCTCAGAACCGGCGGGCGGAGCTCCACTGGATCGCCAGGCGGCACCTAGAGGAGGGCAACGGTCACATCCCGGCCGAGTTCGAGCAGTGCCGGAGACAGGCGACGTGGGCGCGGTACGAGTTGAGGCAGGAGGGCCGGACGGGATCTACCCTCAAGATCGAGGCGAAGGAGAAGATCCGGGCTCGTCATGGCCGGAGCCCGGACGACTGGGATGCGTATATGCTGACGTGGAGCCGAGGCGGGAGTTTGGCTCCGTACGTCGGGGTGATGTAGGGTCGGCGCATGACGATTATCGCAGCAGCGGCTTGGGGCGGTGGTGGCGCAATGGTGGGCGACCGTGCGGCGGCTGACGCATCGACCTACGAAGTGATGACCGCTGCGGAGCCGAAGATCGCGCGCTACCCGTTTGGGCTCGTGGGGTACACGGCGAGCTTCGAGGTGCCGCAGATCCTCGTGCCCGTGTTCACCGATCACGGGACGGTGGACTCCGGCAAGGGGCTGCGCGACCTGATCGGAAAGATGCGTGAGGCGCTGACCGGCGCGGGGTGGAGGGCAGAGAGCACGACGGGTTCCCCGGCCCACGACGGCCTGGGGCTACTGATCCTGAGCAATCGGGGCAGGGTCGTTCAGGTCAGCAGCACGTTCCAGACGAATATGTACCGCGAGCGATACGCGGCCATCGGATGTGGCGGGTCATATGCGCTAGGGGCAATGCACGCGGCGAAGGCGTCTCGGGGTACTGCGGCAGCTGCTGCGCTCGCGGGAGGAAGGGCGGCTGTGGCCCATTCGGGGTTCTGTGTGGGGCCGTTGGACATCCTGACCGTCTGACCCGCTAATATGCCCGCCCCGATTCGGTGGTGCCCCAGCCCACCGCGCGCCCACTTTCCTGAGATTCTCGTGGGACAGACCTGACCCGCTGGCCTATGCTCTAGCCCGATGGCCGCGAAGAAACCCACGCGAGGCACATCGGGCGGGGACCGAGACCGAACCCCGAAGCGCAAGGCATCGGCCCCTCAAGCCGACAAGCCGATCTCCAAGTCCCACTTTGGGACGGGCACGCCTAGCCTGTCGATCACGCCCCTCGGCGGTCCTGGCATGGGCGGCATGGGTGTCCCGGACCACACGACGAACGGCGTGGACCCGGTAGAACGCAGCCTGTTCTCCCAGTTCTCGGCGGGTCTGTACCGCGCGGCGTTCGATCCTGGCGGGCGTGAAGAGGTCACTCGGCCCTACGAAGAGAACATCTTCGTGCACAGCGCCCTCAAGGTGAAGTCCACCGCCGCCGCATCGGTGGGGCTCACGATCTGGCGCACGGATGACATCGAGGCGGAACCTCTGCCGCCCGAAGACGAGTTCGTCACGCTGTTCAAGAAGCCGAACCCGCTGATGAGCGCGGCGAAGTTCTGGGCAGCGCACGTGATCAACCTGGCGCTGGACGGCGAGAACTTCTGGTTCATGGTCGGGGACGACGGCGCGGAGATCGAGCCTGGCCAGATCCCGCACGAGCTGTGGCCGGTCCGTGGTGCGCGCGTCGAGGTGCACAAGCGGATGCCCAACGGTGTCCCCTCCGTGTGGAAGTACCAGGGCTCCGACGGCAAGCCGCGCGAGTTCAATGCGCACTCGGTCGTCCAGTTCAGCGAGTACGACCCGAGCGACATCACGCGGGGTCTCGGCACTGTGCAGGTGCTCGGGCGCGCGATGGACTTGATGTTCCAGAGCGAGCGGTACCAGAGCGGCGTGCTCAAGAACGGCGGCGATCCTGGCGGGATCATCTCGTACAAGAAGCGCCTGGGGTCGCGTCAGGAGAAGGACCGCATCCAGAACCAGGTGGACGACCTGTTCGGCAACCCGGAGAACCGGGGCAAGAACGTAGTGCTTGACTCGGACGCGACGTACACGCCGAACAAGCTCTCCGCGAAGGACATGGAGTTCCACACGCTCTGGTCCGAGATGCGGACGACGATCCTCGGGGCTCTCGGTGTCCCGCCCCCGTTGGTGGGTGTCTACGAGAACTCGACGTACAACAACCTGCTCGAGGCGAAGCGTGACCTGTGGGTCGGTGGCCTCGGCGTGCTCACTCACTTGACGTGCGTTGAGCGTGACCTCGACGCGAACTTCTGGCCGTTGTTCGCGGGCCCGCCTTCGGGCTACGTGGCGCGGTTCGATGTCTCCGGCGTCGAGGCTCTCAGTTTCGCCAACCTGGAGAAGTTGAAAGAGGCGCGCGAGTTGATCCGCGTCGGCGCGGCGCTGTCGTGGAATGATGCCTTTGAGATGGTGAACCTCTCGATTGATCCCCCGCGCAACGCGGACGTGGCATGGCTCTCTGGCGCGCTGCTCCCGGTGGGCGATGTGGTCGGCGGCGCTGAGGGTGAAGAGACGAGCCTTGATACAGTCGATGAGCCTAGTGGTAGTGGCTCTGCGGCGGGTAGCGGTGAAGGCGAACAGACCGACGATCCTGTTGAGGTGGAGACTGAGCCCTCGGCCTCTGGATCGTCGGTCGGGTTCGATGGGATACAGATGCAGGCGGCTGTGGATCTCGTTGTGAGCGTCGAGGCGAAGCGTGTCCCGCGCCGCTCGGGCGTGGAGATGCTGTCGCTGATGTTGAGCATTCCGACTGCTGCGGCTGACAAGGCGATCTCTGACGCGGGCAAGGGTGGGATTGAGACGATCACGCTTGCGCTCAAGGCAGCGACTGATGCGGCTGGTATCAGTGACGATCCCGCGCCCGATGAGCTCAGTCCGCGCCAGGCGTTCATCCGCGACATCGAGGAGCGGCTGTTCAAGAAGGGCGATCTGATCCTGTTCCCGCCCGTGCGGCGCTGGATGCGGAATTACCTGTCGGCGCAACTTCGGCGCATCGACGCTGTGGCGGAGGGCCGGAAGTCGATGACGAAGGCGCTCGACGGGATGGTGGGCAAGGCCCCGACCGCTGCTGCCATCGCGGACCTGCTCACGCTGGACGGCGATCTATGGGAGAAGAAGCTGCTGGAACTCTTCGGCCCGAAGACGGTCAAGGTCTGGACGGACGCGCTGAAGTCTGCCAATGCGAGCATCGGTGGTCCGGCTGTTCTGCCGACTGATCCCGCCGTGGCGAAGCTGATGAAGACGCAGGCAATCAAACTAGCCGAGGGCGTGAACTCATCGGTAGCGAAGCGGGTCCAGAAGTCGATCATCAAGGTACTCGCTGCCGAGGATTTCCCTTCGAGCGCGACGTTGCGTGACGCGATCAAGCAGGTGCTCCCGAAGTTGCGCAACGGGATCAAGCAGAGCGTGGGTCAGATCGAGGCGCGTGCGATGGCGATTGCCCGCACGGAGTCTGCGAAGGCTGCGAACGGTGCGCGGTACGTACAGATGCAGGCGTCGGGCGTGCAGAAGTCGGAGTGGGTATCGGCGGGCGACGATGTCGTGCGCCATTCGCACGTGACTGTGAACGGTCAGGTGCGCAACCTCGGCAAGACATTCTCCAACGGCCTGCTGTACCCGCTCGATCCGAACGGGTCAGCCGGTGAGGTCGTCAACTGCCGGTGTGCGGCGCGCACCGTCGAATCAGAATCAGAAGGTTAGACACATGGGATTCAACACGACGGACATCGGCTCGATCCTCGGCGGGACCATCGCCGAGTCCGACCTTGACCACTTCAAGCCGGAGGACGTTCGCGCCCTCAAGGCAGAAGGTGATCGCATGGTGATTCGTGCGAACACCCACACGCTCGCCGGGGCGGGGACTCGTGCAGTGCGTCCGAAGTCGGGCGACGTAGACGAGCGCACGGTGGCGCATGTGGCTTCAAACTTCGGGCGTGACCGGCTCGGGGATAGGATTGACCTGAGGGGCTGGGACCTGAAAGCGTTCCGCGCGAACCCGCAGCTTCTGTGGGGGCACCGCGACCATGAGCCGCCCATCGGTCGGATCGTTCGCGCGACGAAGACGAAGGGCGAGGACGGGGCGCTTGAGACGGTGAGCAAGTTCCACAGCCCGGAGAAGTACGGGTTCGCGGACATCGTGTTTCGCATGGTGATCGACGGGGACCTGCCTGCCGTGTCGGTGGGGTTCATGCCGCAGCAGGTCGAGCGCCCGAAGAACGAGGACGAGGCGAAGGCGATGGGCGTCGGTCGGTGGGGTGTGCTGTACCGCAAGCAGGAGTTGCTCGAACTCTCGGTGGTGACGGTGCCCGCGCTCTCGACTGCGCTGGCGAAGTCGATCACTCGCTGGGAGCAGAGCGGCAAGGTTGACGCGAGCGCGTTGCGGCTGCTCGAGCGGTACCTGGCGGGCGACGCTCCGACGAAGACGATTCACCGGCTGGGGTCGGTGGGGTGCGAGGTGGTGGATGAGAACGATGAGAGCGAGGACGCCATCGAGCACATCGCCCGAGTAAGCGCCGAGGCCGCTGCCCGCGCGCTTGACGACAAGATCATGGCTGGTATGGACCCCGACCCCGAGACCGTCACCCTCGACTACGACGACCTGCGCGAGATCGTCCGCGCCGAGTGCCGCGACGGCTTCGAGGCCGCGCTCGCATCCATCAAGAACAACGACACGCCCCACGTGGACAGTCATGGCAGCGCCGACGAATCGGACGCGCTGGAGCCTGGCTTGAGTCCCGAACCGGCGAGCCGTTCCGCAGATACCCGCACAGAGTGGGACGATCTGCTTGACACCGCGAACCGCTTGAACGCGCAACGCGATACCGAACTGAGAGACTGAGACATGAGTACCATTCTGGATCCGACGCCGGGCCATTCCGAGGACGCACTCCTTGGCGGCCCTGCGTCAGCCGCGCCCATCGAGGCGCGTGCAGCGAAGCTGCTCGAAGACGTGCAGACCGCGATCAAGGCCGGGGTCGCCCCGACCGATGAGCGGCTGAAGTCGCTCGAAGCGCAATTCAACGACGAACTGAAACTACTCCGCGCGGAGTGGTCGAAATACATGAGCGCGATGTCGCTGCCCGGCTCTGCCGAAGAGCAGCACAAGGGCAAGGCGTTCAAGTGGTCGAAGCTCTACCGTGGCGTTGCCACGGGCGATTGGCGCGGTGCCGATCTGGAGAAGGAGATCGTCGATCAGACGACCGAGCAGGTTCGCGCGATGGCGACCACGCCGGACAGTGCGGGCGGCTTCGTGGTCCCCATCGAGATCATGCAGGACCAGATCATCCCGCTGATCCGTGCCGAGTCAATCGTCATGGACCTCGGGGCGCGTCTGCTCTCCGGTCTCCAGGCGAGCCCGGTTCGCATCCCCCGCGTGAGCGGCGGGACCACGGCGTACTGGGTGACCGAGAACGCCAGCATCACCACGAGCGACATGACGTTGGAGCAGCTCCAACTCACGCCGCACATCCTGGCGACGCTGACCCCGTTCTCCGAGTTGCTCGGTGAAGTGGGCGAAGGCGTCGAGGCGATGATCCGTGAGGACCAAGCGCTTTCGATGGCTGTGAAACTCGACGCCGCTGCCCTCAAGGGCACGGGTGCATCGGGCGAGCCCATCGGCGTGCTGAACATGACCGGGGTTCCGACCGCGACGTGGGCCTCGCCGCTGATCTACAACAACCTGATCGGCATTGTGCAGACCCTTCGCGGGAACAACACGCTGCGCGGTGACAAGGTGGGTTGGGCTCTCGCCAACGGCGACCTGACGGAGATCCTCCAGATGGCCGACACCGCTGGAACCATCCAGCCGACGTCGCGCCGCATGGTTTCGGAAGGCCCCAACGACCGGATCATGGGCTACCCGTGGAAGGTCTCCACGGAGCTCAGTACCGAGGAGTGGATCTTCGGCAACTGGAATGACCTGATCGTCGGGCAGTGGGGCGGTGCGATGGTCGCAACGACCAACGCGCTCGGCTTCGCGTCGATGCAGAACCACATCCGTACGGCCATCAAGGTCGACACGGGCGTGCGTCACGTGAACTCCTTCGTCATCCAAGCCTAGAACGGAGGCACAGACATGAGCATGCAGAACCTTTCTCTGACCGGCACGGTGGAACAGTCCATCGTCCCCGAAGTCCTGACCTCGACCGAAACCGGCACCGGCATCCCGACCAAGGGCTTTCGATCCTTGCTCGCCATGGCCACGGTCGGCGTGGTCGGCGGGACTTCCCCGACCTGCGACATCAAGTTGCAGGACTCCGATGCTGTCAACGGGACCTACGCCGACATCACCGGCGCGACGTTCACTCAGATCACGGCTGCTCCCAGCCCGATCACCGACGTGACGTTCATCGAGGTGGACCTGTTGCCGCGCAACGCCTTCGTGCGCGCCGTGGCGACCCTGGCGGGGACCTCCCCGAGCTTCGCGCTCGGTGTGGGATTCGTCTTTTACAACGCCGTAGATTCCGCGTACGCGGGAACGGCTGACTCAACGACCGTCACCTGATCGACGGCACCAACTGACAAGTTCCGCGAGGGCGGAGTGCGGGTCTTCGGACCATCTCCCCCTCTCCGCTCTCGCGGCGCTTACTTTTCTCGACACCCCGACAACCGAACAACGACAGGACCCC